GGGAATTAGCAGGAAAAAATTCTTAGAACAATTCAAGCAAGAAGCCGGAAGCCTGAGAAAAGGCAATTAATGGCAGAAGATGAAAAACAAAAACTTAAATTCGAAGACCGCATAAAGGAAATAGATGCTGAGATACAAAAAAGAAAATCCAAATGGAAGTTAACTTCTATTACTTGGATGGACTTCGACGATATTTCTCAAATTCTTAGAATTCATATTTATAGAAAATGGGACATGTATGACGATTCTAAGCCTCTTGCCCCTTGGCTAAATAGAATCATTACAAATCAGATTAAAAACCTAATTAGGAATAATTACGGTAACTATGCTCGTCCATGCTTGAAGTGTGCCGCTTCAGAGGGGGGAGATCTTTGTGTTATATACGAAAAGCAATCTTCTATTTGTCCTCTCTATGCCCACTGGGAAAAGAATAAAAAAATAGCCCACGATATAAAGGTCCCCGTTTCTTTGGAAAACCACAAACAGGACGTTTCTAATTTACAAAACGACACTTTAGATATCGAGGCATCTTTTCAAAAGCTAAATAAGATACTACCAAAAATTTTAAAACCCATAGAGTGGAAAATATATGAAAACCTTTACATAAAAAATTTAAGCGAAGAGGAAGTGGCTAAACTAATGGGCTACAAAACATCAGAAAAAAACAGGAGTCCCGGATACAAACAAATAAAAAATATAAAAAAATCCATCATACTGAAAGTCAAAAAATTAATTAAAGCAGAAGATTCAGATATATTATGAGCGAAGACATCAAATTAACAAAAGACCAAGAGGATTCTATTCTTGACGCTTGGAATAGCTGCGAAAAAGACAGCGCCCCTTCTTTGTTGGAGCTGATCCAAGACGCAGCGGGATTCAAGGGCAAGGATGGAAGAAGTAAAGAGGGTAGAGCCGTTAAAAGATTCCTGACTTCCAGAAAAATAAAAGCCAGACCCGCTCAAAAGTACGATAAGCAATCAGATCATTTTTCTTTTACCGAAGAACAAAAAGAATTTATACGAAATAATTCTAAGGACACTTCTGGTAATGAAATAATGTCTCAAATAGAAATTGCAAGATACATCACGGGAAATCCTGAGTTAGCTTTTTTAAGCTTAGAGTGTCGAGCCGTAAAAGAATTCCAAGTCCAAGAAGGTTTAATAACTGACCAACAAGTTGAAGAAGCGGGACAGTACAGGCCACCAAAATCCCAAGAAAGAGTTTTGGTAAGGGTCAACAAGTACGTTTATGACGGAATAGACAAGGAAAAAATAACTTCAAGAGAAAAAAAAGAATTAGAAAAATTAATTGGGTATTTACATACTTTTAGATTTTCTCATCAGATAAACACTTACCGTAACGAAACAGATAGAGAACTTTTTGAATCCTCTTTTATCAGATACACCTATAATAAACCGGACTTAACTCAAGAGGAGGTTGATCAATATATAGTGCTGTCTGCAGAGGTGGTTATCTCTGCCAGCATCCAAAGAAGAGTAGAAAGGCTCTCTCGACTGCTGGACGAAGCCGCTGACGATACAGAAGGAGCAAGAATATCTATGGGGCTAGTGGAGGCAATTAATACGGCCCAAACAGAATATAATCAATGCGTCTCGAGACAGCAAAAGCTTTTGGAAAGTCTAAAGGAAAAAAGAAGCGCAAGATTAAGTAAGGAAATAAAAGAGAACGCTAGCATTCTTAATTTAGTACAATTATGGAAAGACGAAGAGAGTCGAGGTAAACTTGTAAAACTGGCAGAGCTGAGAAAAGTAGCACTTGAAAAAGAAGTGGACAAGATATCATCTTTAGACGAAGTAAAAGCTAAAATAATGGGTCTAACAAAAGACGAGGTTTTAAATGGTTGAGTGTGTCATATGTAAAAAAAGTTTCGAACTAGACAAGGAGCTTCACATGCACTTGAGGAGCCATAGTATCCGTATGGCCGAATACTATCAGAAATTCTTTCCCAGAGAAGATCTACATAACGGAGAAATAATAAAATTCAAAAACAAAGAATATTATTTTTCCAGAGACTTCAACTCTAAAACAAATCTCAAGTCTTGGCTTAAGAACCAAAGCGAAGAGAAGAAGAAAGAATACTGCTCTAACTTAATGAAAAAAAGAATAGGGGAGAAGAAAATTCTACATTCTCCAACCCAAGTAGAGCTAAGAACGATTATGAGTCCTCCGGTTCAATATTATAACGACCTTTTCGGAAGCTATAATGATTTCTGTACTTCTTTAGGGCTAAAGCAACGTTTTTCAGTTTACCCTACTGGGGATAAATCCTCCTTTCTTCCTAAAAGAATCAAAGACAAGCAGGTCAGAATAGCTGTAGACACAAGGGAGCAGAAACCTTTAAAATTTTCACTTCCAACTCAAGTTAAGAAACTTGATTACGGAGACTACTGTTTGGACGACGCAGAGCTATCCTGTAATTGCTATATAGAAAGAAAATCTATAAAAGACTTAATAGGAACTATGAGCGGTGGGCTAGAGAGATTCAAAAGGGAGATAGAAAGAGCGACGGAAGACGAAGCTTATATTGTAGTCGTTGTGGAAAGGCCCCTTTCCGAATGTTTGCATTTTGACATGCTCCCGTATGTGCCCAAAAAAATAAAAGCTAGTCCAGATTTTATATTTAAAAATATAAGAGATTTGACACAATCGTACTCGGAAGTTCAGTTTCTTTTCGTAAAAGGCAGGGAAGAACTAGAAAGAGTATCCGTAAAAATATTGGTTTGCGGGGGGTTGTGTAGAGATGTCGATTTGCAATTAGCTTATGACTTAAAAGTCTTATGAAGGGATATATTTGTTTAACTTATAACGAGGCGGTCGCTATAGTTTTAATAACATTGCTTATAGCTTATTTAGATTAAAATGTGGTACGAAGGAGAAAAATATAAACCTAAGAACATTAAGGATTTCAATAAGGAGCTTTTGTTGCTCAAGGGAGAGCTTGGCGATAGGGAAGCTAAAATATCTTTGGCTAAATTTTTGAGATCCAACTTGGGCTTGACCACCGAATTGATTTCAGGGATAAAACTTGCGCCTTATCAAGAGGTAACTTTAAAAGGTTTGTTCAACAGAAATTTCAATATGTGCGTGTGGGGACGAGGATGTGGAAAAACTTTCATAGCAGCCGTCTATTGCTTCCTGCAATGTATATTTGAACCTGAAACTAAAATACTGATCGCCGGGCCGACGTTTCGTACTTCTAGATTTATCTTTAATAACATAGAAAAATTTGTAGAGAGTCAAGGAGCCGAATTATTAGCGCAAGCGTTCGGACACAAAACGAAAAGAAACGATGCCCACGAATGGAAAGTAAACAATGGAACTATTACTGCTATACCTTTGAGCGGAGAAAAGATTCGTGGTTTTCGTGCTAATGTTTTAGTGCTGGACGAGTTTCTACTACTTCCAGAAGACACTATCAAAACAGTTCTTATGCCTTTCTTGGTCGCCCCTCAAAACATGAAAGAGCGTTTGGAAATTAGAGAGATAGAAGACGGCCTAATAGAAAAAGGATTAATGAAAGAAGAGGAGAGAATGGTTTTTGAAAACAAGTCTAAGATGATAGCTCTTTCCTCCGCGTCTTATACGTTTGAAAATTTATATAAAACATACAAAGAGTGGGTAGGAAAAATTTATTCGAACAGCAAAGGTGACGCTTCTTATTTTGTTTCTCAAATAGGGTACCAAGCTTTGCCAGAGGAAATGATTGACGAAACTATTATCGAAGAAGCTCAAAGCGGAGGGCAATCCCATTCATCTTTTCAACGAGAATATTGCGCCCAGTTCACCGATGGAAGCGATAGTTATTTTAGTGCAAAAAAAATGCATTTTTGTACTATACCCGACGGGCAAACCCCTACAATAAAAATAACAGGAAAAAGAGGAGAAAAATATATATTAGGAATCGATCCTAGTTTTAGCAATAGCCCTTCGTCGGATTATTTTGCTATGTCGCTTTTGGAGCTGGACGAGGAAACTAATCAAGGTACTCTTGTTCATAGTTACGCGGTAGCGGGAGGAGATTTAAAAGACCACATAACGTATCTACATTATTTAATGACGAATTTTAATATTGTGTTTTTATGTATTGATAACGCTGGATACCAATTTATAGACGGCTGCAATGAATCAGAATGGTTTAAGCGATCAAAAATAGAATTAAAAATGTTCGACTTCGATTCAGACAAAGAAGGCGTAGACTATCAAAAAGAATTAAGAAAAGCTAGATTCCAGTATAATACGGAAGATAATAAAATTTGCTTCAAACAAGTGTTCACTTCTAATTGGCTGAGAAAGGCTAATGAGCATTTACAAGCAAGCATAGATCATAAAAAAATATGGTTTGCTTCCAGAGCGACCGCTCATGGAACTCAATTCGATAGAATCTCCACTTGCAAGATTCCCTTAAAGGAGACTGGTCACGATACAATACTTGACCTTATAGAGTTTCAAGATAGCTGGGTATATCAAACGAAAAAACAATGCACCTTGATTGAAGTAAAATCCACCGCCAAGGGAACTCAAACTTTTGACCTGCCCCAACATCTAGCGAGAAGCACAGCGACAACAAGGGCAAGAAAAGATAATTACACAACTCTTATGTTGGCGAATTGGGCATTGAAATGTTATAATGATATGATGAGCGAGAAAGAAGAAATCGGGGCAACCTTTTCGCCGAGGCTGGTATGAAAATATTATTTATAGCACCTCATCTCTCTACAGGGGGTATGCCTCAGTACTTACTCAAAAAAATAGAGCTTTTAAAAGACGATTGCGACATCTATTGTATCGAATACCAAAACACCACAGGGGGCAAACTCGTCATACAAAGAAGTCAAATAGAAAATATTTTAAAAGAAAATTTAATTACTCTCGAAGAAAACAAAAAAGAATTGATTGATTTTATTGAGCGCATCGATCCTCAGGTTATTCATTTTGAAGAAATGCCAGAATATTTCTGCGACACAAGCATATCAAAACAAATATACAAAAAAGACAGGAAATATAAAATTATTGAGACTTCTCACGACAGTAGTTTTGACGTAGAGACTAAGATGTTTTTTCCCGATAAATTTGCTTTTGTGAGTGAGTATCAAAAAGATAGGTTTTCATCATTGGGTATTCCAACGGAAGTGGTTGAATACTCC